AATGCTGAAGAAGCACTTATTATGTTAGTTGACGCTGATGATAGATTAGCAGCAATAGATAAATATTTTTCCTTAGAACAGCAAATCAATGGGTAATTCAATGACCAAATATTTAGAAAAATTAAGCGAGAAAGTTAACAATGCAGGACACTTTGGTGCCAACGCAAAAGAATTAGAAAAAGTTATGAGTGATAGAGAAATAATGACTGCTAAAGGAGGTTTAAAAACACCTAAATCCCCAACACATAAAAAAGCAACACCTAATTTAAATTCAACTCCAATAGAAATATTTGAACATGAATACCCAGAACTATCAAATGAGTTTAAAACTATACAAAAAGAAATGTATAAAATGTTTGCTCGTAAGCATATGGATTATGGTTTAAATAACATAGCATTAGGCGGGGATATCGTTAATAACAGCGATGATAAACAATTTTCACTAACTGGGTTGTGTATTAGATTAACTGATAAAATTTCACGGCTTAAAAACCTATTAATTAATGGTAGGTCATTTGTTGAGGGTGAAGGAATACAAGATACATTTATTGACATAGCCAATTATGGCATCATTGGGCTCTTAGTTGGGCGCAACAAATGGAAAAAATAATTTGGCTAAAAAGGTTCCAAATATAGTAAAGGAAATTAGAAATAATCCCCCATCACCTATAAACTTTGCATTTCAAAAGAATATATCTTATTCTCAAATGTCAATCTTTAGAGGATGTCCCCACAGGTGGAAATTACAATATAAAGATAAAATCAAAAGATTTACTTCTTCTATACACACTGTATTTGGAACAGCGGTACACGAATCAATGCAACATTATTTAGATGTAGCATATGAAAAATCATTTGCAGCTGCAGATAGAGAAATAGACATAAAGGACCATTTTCAAAATGCTTACATATCTGAATATCAAGTTCAATATAAGAAGAATAATAATGAACATTTTTCAGATGCATCAGAAATGAGAGAGTTTTTTGAAGATGGGATAGCTATATTAGAGTGGTTTAAGAAAAAACGTAGCAGATATTTTAGTAAAAAAGGTACATATTTAGTTGGTTGTGAGTTACCTATTGTAATTGCACCAAATAAAATGTATAACAACGTATTATACATGGGGTATTTAGACGTTGTCACATACCATGAAGAAACAGAGACATTTAAGATAATCGACCTTAAAACCAGTACTAAAGGTTGGAACGATTACTCTAAAAAGGATGAAGATAAACAGTACCAACTATTATTGTATAAACAATATTTTTCTGAACAATATGGGATACCATTAGATAAGATTGAGATTGAGTTTATGATATTAAAAAGGAAAGTATTAGATATAGATGATGATAATATTTTATCACCATATCAAGCATATAGAGTACAACAATTTACACCACCAAGTGGGAAAATTAAGTTAGGTAGAGCAAGAACAGCAGTTAATGATTTCATTAATGAATGTTTTAATTCAAATGGGGGAATAAAAGAAAAAATTTATCCTAAAACCCCTTCAAAATGGACTTGTAATTTCTGCCCTTATAAGGAAGAAACAGAATTATGTGAAGCAGGTAAAGATTTTATGTAGTTTAAAGAATATTCATATATGTATAGACAAATATAACGTTATTAAAAATAAAAATTATGGCAAATCCAAACAAAATGACACTAACAAGTGTTAAAGTTCAAAGTGATTTATTTGAAAATTTTAAAATTGAATGTGTAAGACGAAAGTTTTCATTTCAAAAACTTGCTGACCGCAGCTTGTATTTATATCTTACAAATGATGATTTTAAAAAACAAATTACAAATCAAACTAACATCGAACTATAAACAATAAATCGAATGAATAAAAGTTTTAAATATCTTCCTCCTAATGAGAGAAAGAAAATACTACTAATATGTGATGATATTAGAGTACATTCAGGAGTAGCAACAGTTGCTAAAGAAATCGTAATGCATACAGCCCAACACTTTAATTGGGTAAATGTAGGCGGAGCTATTAAACATCCAGAAAAAGGTAAAAGGTTAGACTTAAGCGCAGATACTAAAAAAATGACTGGGATTGAGGATGCATCAGTGTTTATGTATTGTGTAGATGGGTATGGTACAACCCAAGAAATTCACAATATTATTAACATGGAAAAACCAGATGCTGTAATGTTATTTACAGATCCAAGGTATTTTATGCACATATTCAATATGGAAGACCAAATTAGAAAAATATGCCCAATTGCTTATTTAAATATATGGGATGATTATCCAGCACCTCGATACAATCAACCTTTTTATGAAGCATGTGATTTATTAATGGGTATTTCAAAACAAACAGTTAATATTAATAAACTAGTTTTAGCTGATTGTGATAATACAAATAGAGTATTTAAATATATTCCTCATGGTTTAGATCATACTCACTACTTTCCAATAAATAAAGATCATGAACAATATGATGAATTTGTTAAATTTAAAAAAGAAAATTTATTTAAAAATAAAGAAGTAGATTTTACTATGTTTTTTAATTCGAGAAACATTCGAAGAAAAGCAATTCCTGATACTATGATGGCATTTAGATGTTTTTTAGATAGTTTACCTATTGAAAAAGCTAAAAAATGTAGATTTGTTTTACATACTGAAATATCAACAGATCATGGTACCGATTTAGGTGTTGTAAGGGAATATTTATTTGAAGAAAAATATAGAGAATGTATTATATTTTCCCATGATAAATTAGATAGAAAACAATTAAATTTCTTATATAATGCTGGTGATGTTCAAGTATTATGTACTTCAAATGAAGGATGGGGATTAACATTAACTGAAGCAATGCTATCAGGAACACCTATTATAGCTAATACAACAGGTGGGATGCAAGATCAAATGAGGTTTATTGATGAAGATGGTAAATGGTTTACACCAAGCCCAGAAATACCTTCTAACCATAGAGGTACCTATAAAGAACATGGTGAATGGGCATTTCCAGTTTATCCAACAAGTAGATCAATTCAAGGTTCACCTCCAACTCCTTATATCTATGATGATAGAGCTTCATTTGAAGATATAACAGAAAGAATTACTGAAGTTTATAATCTTTCTAATGAAGAAAGAAAATCAAAGGGATTAAAAGGGAGAGAATGGTGTTTAAGTGAAGAAGCAGGGTTCTATGCTGAGAAACAAGGTGAGAGAGTAATTGAAGCTTTTGAAGAATTGTTTAAAATATGGAAACCAAGAGAAGATTTTGAACTAATAGATGTTAATGAAGTAAAAGGTAAATTTTTAAACCATAAAATTATATATTAATGAATAAACCAAGTTTTATAATAAGTTGCCCAATAGACACATATAGTGGATATGGAGCACGTTCAAGAGATATAGTTAAATCTATTATTGAATTAGATAAATATGATGTTAAAATTTTACCTCAAAGATGGGGCGACACACCAGGTGGGTTTATTAATGACCATAAAAAATGGGAGTTTTTAACAAATCTTTTAATACCAAAAATACAATCAAAACCTGATATTTGGATGCAAATTACAATTCCAAATGAATTTCAAACTGTAGGTAAATATAATATTGGTTGTACAGCTGGAATTGAAAGTACAGGTTGTGATTCTACTTGGATTGAAGGTGTAAATAGAATGGATATGACATGGACATCTTCTAAACATAGTAAAAATGTGTTTGAGTCACTTAAATTTGAAAAACGTAATAAACAAACAAACACTATTGAAGGTACAATAAAATGTACTAAACCAATTCATGTAGTATTTGAAGGTGTTAATTTAGATATATATAAACATATTCCTAATTCTGACATAACATTAAATTTAGATAACATTAAACCTGAATTTAATTTCTTATTTGTAGGGCATTGGATGAATGGTAATGTAGGGCATGATAGAAAAAATGTAAGTCTTATGGTTAGATATTTTATAGATACTTATAAAAATAAAATCTCTTCTCCTGGGCTAATATTAAAAGCATCTATGGGAAGAAATAGTTACTATGGAAGAGAAATATTACTTAAAAAGCTTAAAACTATTAAATCTACATATCCAATAGATACTGTATTTCCTCCTATTTATCTATTAAATGGAAATTTATCAGATGAACAAATGAATGAATTATATAACCATCCTAAAGTTAAATGTATGGTTAGTATGACTAAAGGGGAAGGATATGGTAGACCATTAGCTGAATTTGGATTAAGTAAAAAACCAATTATAGCTTCAGGATGGTCTGGACAATTAGATTTTTTAGACCCAATGTGTACTACATTGCTACCAGGTAAATTAGAAAATGTACATGAGTCTGCTGCTAACAACTGGCTAAAAAAAGAATATCAATGGTTTCAAGTTAGTCCAAAACATTTTATTAATGCTTTAAAATCAGTACAACAAAAATATAAAAAGTTTGTAGTTCCTGCTAAAAAACAAGGACATCACATTAAAACTAATTTTAGTTTTGATAATATGAAAGAATTAGTTAATAATATTTTAGATAAAAATATACCTGAGTTTCCCAAACAAGTAGAATTATCACTACCAACATTAGAAACCCCTAAATTATAAAATATGCAATACGATGAAATTATAGATTGTCCTAAATCCGGAGGTGATTTATGTTATAAGATAGAAGTATCCCCAGAAGTAACTAACTTTTATAGTTTATCTTGTGGGTTTTGGACTAACAGTTTAATGAAAGTTGGAGAAGAATTTTATAACCAACAATTAGAATTACTTCCTGAAATATATAAAGATTTAGCTTGGTTAGACCCTAAAACAGAATTAATATGGTTACCCCATTCAATAAATGACCCACAAATAGGAATGGTTTATGCTTCAGGTACTAATTCTGATGATTGGAGATGGGCAGCAGTTAAAGCTAAAGAATTAGACGAAGAAGTTACTCACAAAGATGGTTCAATATCATCATACAAACCAGATATGTCTACAATAGCTTATTTTAATGAGCGTGATTATATGGATGCTTTATCGTATATTGGATTATTACCAGGATAATATGAAGATAAGTTATGCCATAACAGTATGTAATGAATTAGGTGAGATAACTAATTTACTTAATTTATTATTAAAACGAAGACGTAAAACAGATGAAATTGTAGTTTTATTTGATAAAAAAAGTGGCACACCAGAAGTATGGTCTCGTTTACAAGAACTAAATGATGAAGAAAATTGTACTATACATTCAGCTACATTTAAAAACCATTTTGCTGATTGGAAAAATA